TCAGGCGGCAACTACTATGGAATTGGTGTAGATGGTTCTGAAAACAAATTAGTATTTGCTTATGATGCAAATTCACAAGCGAGTTTATCTGCTGATGCAAAAATGATAATTGATGCAAGTGGTAATATAACTAAACCAAATCAACCAATGGCTGCTTTACAACCAGATACAAGTTCTAATGTCACAATTAGTAATACCAACGCTGACCATGTTATAGGTTGGAAAGTTGTTGGTGGAAGACAAACATTAATAAGAGGAATTACATTAGGTGCTAGTACTCATGCTAATCCTATAGCAAATGGTAACAATACTGGAAGATTTACTTTTACTTCAGGCGGTGTATATTATTTTGATTATACTTTAAGAATGGAAAACACTCCAGGCGCTGGAAATCTTTATGTAAAATTTAATGGAAATACCATACACCGTATGCACGTTGAGGGATGGGCAAGAAGTAACTACCGTCACGGTAGAGTATCAAGAGCTATATCAGTATCCGCTAATGATTATGTAGAATTTATTGTTGCTTGTCCTTCTGGTGGTCAATTCTCTGGTAGTGGCGATACTGTTAACTGGCTCACGATTATGAAGGTAGCATAATATGTCAACAATTAAAGTAGATACAATCGCAACAAGAACTGGTTCTGGTAATATTACTGTAAGTAATGCGTTATCTGGTACAGATATTATTTCTACTGCGAATATCGCTGCTGATGCTATAACACAAGCAAAGATTGCCTCTGGTGCTGTAGATGCAACAGAACTCGCAAGTACACTTAATCTCGCATCAAAAACTTTAACTATTCCAACTACATCTGTTAAACCAATGTTTGTTAACTTTTACACTAATAGTGTATTAACACTCACTAACGATACTATGACAAAACTTAATATGGAAGCTCAAGGACTTAATAATGGAGTAACTTGGGATACAACAAACTATAGGTGTACATTTGATGCAAACACTGCTGGTAAGTATCTAATTATAATGTCAGTAAGTTATTATAATAACAATAATAATTTTAGTGAAGCTCTCCTTCAAATTAGAAGAGATAATAGTACTGTTAACCATCCACTTTTTGATGCAAGTGGAACTGGTGGTGGTGTCCGTATGGATGAAATGCGTCATATCACAAGAACTGCCATGACAGTTGAAGGATTTACCTCTGGTCAATATTTAGACTTTTGGGTACAATTACAAGTTGGTGGTGGGGATGCACAAATTCAACCAAGATTATATGGTACACAAGGATTTATTATGAGGATTAACGACTAATGGATAGAATACCTTTAAATCAATTCGCAGTTGCGATTAGTACACTTATACCTAATAAGAATCATACGCTTTCAGATATTCCTACAAGTCAAACTGAACTTAATAAGATGTTCAAAATTGCAAAAGATGATGGAACATATAGTTCAGACCCTAAAGATTTTGGATTTACATATGCAGAAGCAAAAGCTGCATTTGATAAACAAAAAACAGATGATGCACTTTTTGACGTAAGAGAGGTTCGTAATAGAAAACTTGCAGAAACAGATTGGATGTGTTTTCCAGATTCACCAACAATGTCTGATGCATGGAAAAAATATCGTCAAGATTTAAGAGATATCACAAAGACAGCGACATCACTTGATAATGTTAAATGGCCGACTAAACCAGAGTAATAAATATCTGAATGACAGATATTAATCATTACCTTGGTAATCCACTTCTAAAAAAGGCAAATGTCCAAGTAGAATGGACTAAAGACCAAATTCTTGAATACCAAAAGTGTATGCAAGACCCTCTATATTTTTGTCAGAAATACATCAAGATTGTATCTCTGGATGAGGGTCTTGTACCTTTTGACGTATATCCTTTCCAAAAAGAAATGTTAGGAACGATACATAATAATCGTTTTACTATCTGTAAACTTCCTAGACAATCTGGTAAGACAACCACAATTATATCTTACATACTTCATTATGTTCTATTCAACGAACAGATGAGAGTAGCAATACTTGCAAACAAAGCTGCGACTGCAAGAGATATTCTTTCACGACTACAACTTGCGTATGAAAATCTACCAAAGTGGATGCAACAAGGAGTAATGTCGTGGAATAAAGGTTCTCTTGATTTAGAGAATGGTTCTCGTATTGTTGCATCTTCTACATCTTCAAGTGCAGTTCGTGGTGGTTCTTATAATATGATATTCTTAGATGAGTTTGCTTTCGTACCACACAATGTTGCAGAGGACTTTTTTAGTTCTGTGTATCCGACAATTTCATCTGGTCAATCTACAAAGGTTATTATCGTATCAACACCCAATGGTATGAATCTTTTCTACAAGCTCTGGTCTGATGCAGAGAGTGGTAAAAACTCTTACCAACCAATTGAAGTACACTGGAGTGAAATCCCAGGCAGGGATGAAAAATGGAAAGTTGAAACAATTGCAAATACATCACAAGAACAATTCAACCGTGAATTTGAATGTGAATTCTTAGGGTCTATTAATACTCTTATACATCCAACAAAGATTAAGTCTATGGTATTTGATGACCCAATACAAAGAAATGCTGGATTAGAAGTATATAAAAAACCAGAAAAAGGTAGAACGTATACTTTAGTAGCCGATGTTGCAAGAGGAACAGAACAAGATTATTCTGCATTTTTAGTATTTGATGTATCAGAACTTCCATACCGTATTGTTGCAAAATATCGAAATAATGAAATCAAACCTTTATTATTTCCAAACGTAATTCATGATGTTGCAAAAGCATTTAATAATGCATATGTAATGATTGAAGTAAATGATATTGGAGAACAAGTTGCAACTGCAATGCAGTATGACTTAGAATATGACAATCTTATTATGGCATCCATGCGTGGTCGAGCTGGTCAAATACTTGGTTCTGGTTTCTCTGGGGGTAAAGTGCAGTTAGGTGTAAGAACAACCAAAGCTGTAAAAATGTTAGGATGCTCTAATCTAAAACAACTTGTAGAAACAGAAAAACTAATTATTAATGATTATGACCTTATAACAGAGTTTTCTACATTTGTCAAGCATGGACAATCATATCAAGCAGAAGAAGGACACACAGATGACCTCGCAATGTGTTGTGTATTATTTGCATGGATGACAAACCAGACATATTTCAAAGAATTAACAAACGTAGATATCAGAGAAAGAATGTTCTTAGAACAACAAGACCAACTAGAACAAGACATGGCTCCATTTGGATTTATGGACAATGGTATTGATGACCCACTTGGAGAAACAGTGATAGATGAATACGGTCAGAGATGGTCACCAGTTGTCAGAGATTATGATAGCAGTTGGTAAATTACTACATAATATCAATAATATCATGTTCGTATTTAATATAACAGTTAGAACAAACTATTTTTGATTTTTCTATAAGATTAACTACTTCTTTTCTAGATTCTTCATTAAGACCTAATCTTTTAGATTTAAAACGAATTTCTCTGTCATGGGGGTAAAATTTAAGACACGCAGTCTCAGGCTCACCACAATGTTCACAAGCGTGAGGTGCAAGAAACTCATTTAACCAGATAATTCTCTTGTTATAGTTTTTCTTTGCGACTTCTTTTATAGTTTTCTGATATCGTTTATAGTATGACATGGTATTATTTATAGATTCGAGTGCATATAAAAATGAGTTTTTGGAAACTTAGATTTACTAAATATACACAAGAATGATTTATTTGACATAGAATAAGGAGAAAAATTATGCCTTTTCAAGTATCGCCTGGGGTTCTTGTCAGAGAGGTTGACTTAACTAATGTAGTTCCTGCCGTATCCACCAGTATTGGTGCGATTGCTGGTGCCTTTGAGAAAGGCCCAGTTGGTGAAATTACAGCAGTTTCTTCGGAAGAAGAACTAGTCAGACTTTTTGGTAAACCCAATGGAAGTAACTTTGAGACATTCTTTACTGCTTCTAACTTTCTTCAATACGGAAACGCATTGAGAGTTGTAAGAGCACAAAGTGGTGTCACAAATGCAATGAGTGGTGGTTCTGGTCTTTTGATTAAGTCCGACACTCATTATCAAGACAATTATTCAGCAGGAGAAGCCTCATCTGGAGAGTGGGGTGCAAGAACTGCTGGAATTCACGGAAATAGTTTAGGTGTATCAATGTGTATTGGTACTCTTGCTTATGAAGAACACTTAGGTTCATCAAATCAAACAGTTGGTGAAGACGCTGTTGGTGCAACAGTTGTTAAAGTGGACGCTGGAACAGCATTTAATGTTGGTGACATTATCGCCTTCTCATCTGCTGATGCTTCTTCAAACTCTTCAAATTTTGCTCATGTTACTGGAGATGAAGGTAATGAATATGAAATTACTGCAATCAACACACATGACCTAACAATCAGACTAAAAGATGACCCAAATGGTGGTGGTCTAAAAGCAGTCATACCAGACAATACGTTTATTCGCAGACGTTGGGCTTTCTATGATTTATTCGATAGTGCGCCTGGCACATCTACATATGCAACTGGTAAAGGTTTTACTGATGATGAAATGCATATCGTAGTATTCGATAGAACTGGATTGATTTCTGGTTTTAGAAAAGATACTGCTGGTGAAAGAACAAACGCTGTTCTGGAAACATATTCATTTGTATCAAAAGCATTTGGTGCTAAAACTGCACAAGGTGGAACTAACTACTACCCAGATGTGATTTTTAAACAATCACAGTTTGTATACTGGTTAGACCATAGTTCAGTACTTGGTGCTGGTGGTGGAAAGATTGCAGCTGGTACAGCTGGAACTTCTGGTGATGCATACGCAGTTGGAACTGGTACTACTGGTGAAATTCCTTTCTCACTAAGTGGTGGAACAGATGACTACGCAGTAACAGTTGGTGAACTAGACAGTGCATATAACGAATTTGCAGACGCAGAAACAGTTGATGTAAACCTAATTATGGGTGGTTCAACTCCTGCTGGTGCAAATGGAACTCAACACGCAACAAATCTAATTGACCTTGCAGAAAAGAGAAAAGACGTTGTAGTCTTCATCTCACCTAGAAGAGCAGATGTGGTGAATATCGCAAACTCTACTACACAGGCTGCAAATGTCAAGGGTTTCTTTGATGGACTTGCAAGTTCCTCATACGCAGTCTTTGACAGTGGATACAAATATATGTTTGACAAGTTCAATGATGTATTTAGATTTGTACCATTAAACGGTGATATTGCTGGTCTTTGTGCAAA